TGATACTTTTATATCATCCCTAGCTAGAACTCCATCAAGGATCAAATCTGCATTTCCTACAGGTGATCCAAACCTAACGAATTCGTCAGGGTATTGTACTAAGCAACTCTTTATGAACCACTCATGTCTTCTGAAAAGTTCTCTTGGTGAGAACCTTATATTTGTCAAAGTATCAGGAGAATAAACACCTCTTGGTCTTTCAGCATAATCATCTGCCCATAACCTTTGTTTTAATGTAGACGAGAATGGATCAGTTTTTAAATCCATTAACATAATATCATTATCATAAGGCGTGTCTTCTGTACCGTAAAGCAACTTAGATTTTCTTCTAGCGAATTCCATAGCAGTTCCATCAAGTCTGTACTTAGACAATCTTATATACTTTTGTTCTGCCCGAGACAGATTTGTTAACCAATTAAATTGACCATTAGGTTCATCAAGACCTACAGCCTCTTCATAGTCATCACCACCTTTTTCACCACCTAAACCTAAAGCTGAAAAAGAATACTTAGCACTAGCTCTTGTCTTAACATCAAGGTTTGAGATCACACGATCCAATACCGTAGTCTTATCTGTAAAGAAGTATTCCAATGGCTCAATTCTTACAAATTCCTGCAGACCTCTTCTTTCGATAGCGTAGGATACGTTAGCAACCGTTTGGAAGCTCTTTACTGCATCTTTCCATGAAGTTGATAGTGGATTATCAATTTCAGTAAAACCTCTCGCATAGAATCCGCTAGTGATCCCCATGTATGCACCAGGACCATCTACATCGTAACCAAGATCAGTTCTACCAAAAAAGTCAGACACCAATACGTTCTGTTGGTTACCTGTCATAATTCTAAGCAATCTTTCGAATAACTCAAATGGCAAGATCGTTCTCGTTTGACTTCCATCAGCAAAACTATCTTCCGTAACAACGATTGTAGCTTTATTGATTGTAGTCATCATATCTTCTCTGTCTCCATAAGAAACAGATCGAAGACCTAATTGCCAGCTCTCACCTTTATAGATTTGCTTTTTATTAGTGTTTTGGTAATAAACCAATGGTTGTTGACTATTGTTACTACGATTAGAACTAGCAAGTAATTCTTTTCTTTTGTAAACATGTTGAGACTTACCTGTAGCACTTTGATCTTCATAAACATAAAGATAAAGTTCCTGTACCATATTCTGCATTGAATTTGGTTTAGGAGTATTCGTGCCATTGTAAACAGCTTGATTTAATAAATCAACATCGATTTCTAAACTAAGTTTTCTGTCCTGATCAGCAATTGAATAAAACATCGCTTGAGTATTACCAATACCAGGAAAACCATCACCTCCATCTGAAATAATAGAGTCGGTAACGTCAAAAGCTTGTGAGTCTGATAATTGTGTAGCATCAAGTAATAGTGCCAAGGACTCCTTTGCGTTAGAACCAAAATGATTCATTATTTGATACTCTTCCTTTTGCTCCCATTTAGAAACAAGTAAAATCTCCTTACCATCAATTTGAGTGATCCGAGTATTTAATGTTCCAATATCAGCACCACTAATTGATTCAGTTCTACTCAATTCAACTTTCTCACTTCCATATCCTTTGATTTGACCTGCAAGTTCACTTTCAAGTGAATTCACTTTGATCTTAGTACCCTCAGTCTTATAAGAGTAACCATCAAGTACAGATTTGTAAATCTCAAGAACCTCCTGTTTGTTAGGATGCAGAACTCTTTTTCTTATTGTGATCTGTGCTTGTAATCCAAAGTTTTTGTAAACTGATTTGATCCACGCGGCACCATCCAAGATAAACTCAAAGTTTAAATTATACACAGTAACAACAGAAAAGTTTTTAGTACTTCTCTTTATGTTGACCAGATCCTTAGTCCATCCAATCGGTTCTTCTATCGTAATAGTACCGTATATTGGATGACTTAAAGAATACTCTACAAGATCATATAGTTGCGGAATGTGACTCATTATAAGAAATTATTTTCGTATCTATCGTCAGCCAATGCATCAGCAACAGCTTTTCCAACGCTAGAATTATCATTATTTATATTTACTTTACTGAAACCTTTTTTGATTTCCTCAGACAACACACCTTTCAATGATGCTTGTAATTGTCTTTCAGCACTTACTCCACTCATAGCGTTATTAGAAATATTAGCACTAGCCAACATTGATGCTTTTTCAAGATCACTAACACCACTTTTATTGAACCATGATCCAACGCTCTTGTGAACCTTGTCTCCTTTATTCATGTGGATCATTTTATTCATTTCAGTACTCATTTCGAATTGACCGTTCTTTCTTTCAATAACCTCCATTCGACCACCATCATTTATGATAGCTCTACCCGAGTGCGTACCTGCAAGGTGACCATCCTTAAATTTAGGAACAGGTTGAGATGCAACAGCAATAGTTTGAGCAAGTCCAGCGGCTCCAACCAAGATCGCACTCGCAACACCAATTGGTGAAGGTGGTGGATTTTGAGCCAATGCAGTAATAATACCAATGGCAGTTTGAATACCAATAGTTAAGATCGCAGCGGCCTGATCAACTCTAAATTGCTTTTCCTTTTCTTTGGCAATTTTCTTTTTAAGAATTTTCTCACGAAGTTCCTTTTCTTTTTCTAATTGCTTAAGTCTTTCAGCTTTGGATTCTTCATCACCGACCTCGGCTTCAATCAATTCCTTTTGGAGATCGTATTTCTCCAACATAGTTTCCATTTCAGATTCTAAAGCACTAACTCTTCTTTCGATAATACTTATGATCGCATCAGCGGCTGAATTCATAGCCTCGCTTGAAAGCATCATGATATCGATCATATCTCGTTGCTTATCAGAAAGACCATTAGTCTTTTCTGTAGATTTATCCATAGCCTCCGCAAGTTCGATTTGCAACATAACCTCTCTAGCCAACTCAGGATTAACAGCCTGTAAAGACATTAAGAACTTAGAATTAGCAACAGCACCAGCTTCCGCAAACTGACTAAAATCACCACTCTGTATTGCATCGGCTAAATTTCCGTACATTTCAATCTCTTCGGATATCGCTTGGTTTACAGAAGTGTCTTTGGTTTTTTGATTCTTGATATCCAACAACTCAATGTGTCTTTCAAGGAATTCCAAATTACCCTCATCACGATCACCTCCAGGATTAGTAAGATCAGAAACAGTTTCGCCACTAGCATTCACTCTAGTTTGCTTTGTGTTGGTTTTGATAACTTCTTGAGCTAACCTCAAACCTTCCTCAATTAAACCAATCTCTTGCTGTAAATCCTTAATCCTTTGCTTAATAACGATACCTGCACCTGTATCAGTCTGTAACAACAATAGTTTATTTTCAGCAGTAATCAATGTTTTGATAAACTCAATACTACGATCTTGGATTTCAATATCATCTTCCTCGTCTTTCTTTTTCGCACCAAAAATTTCTTCAAGTGCAGTAATGGTAGCTCTGTAGCCACCAATTTCAAGACTTATTCTTTTTCTTATTCTCTCGTTTGCGGCTTTATCATACGTTACAGTATTTTTGTTTCTATTATCTATAGCTGTTGATATTCTTTGCTCTAACTCTAATTTAGCGAATAAAAGAACAGTTTCATCACGAACATTTTCGCCTCCAATTTCACCACGAACTCTTTCTCCAAATGCCCGAGCATCTTTATTACCTGCGGCCTCACCTTGTTTTTCGAATTTCTTTTGAAGACCTGCAGTACCTAAAGTGACATTTTCGATTCCATCAATAACAGCCTCAACACCTTCAAGTATACTAATCCACACTTTAGAGATTCTACTCTCTTCACCTTCCATAGCACTAACCATTGAGGTAAACGCATTGGATACACGACCTTGAGCGGCAGCAACAGTTTCGATTCTTTCAATAGCTTCGATACCATAAGCTTTCTCTAATTGACGAGCAAACTCAGGAAGTATATCGGCAGATATAATCTTACCTGTTTCCAATAACTTAATGAACGCTTTATTCGTTTTCTCCATTTCGGGATTAAGTTCGAATACCGCTTTAGCCATAATTTGAAATGCACCAGGAAGTACGTTTCCAAGTTGTTTTTTTAATTCTTCCGCTTGAACAGTTCCTTTTGATAACATTTGCTCAAGAGCAACTTGAACGTTTCTAATTTCAGCATCACTCTTACCAAGAACGGATGCGGCCTTTGTTGTGCTTTCGAAAATAGCCATAGTATCACCAAGAGATAACCCAGCCAATTCGGCAGATTTTCTAAACAATAGGAATGACTGTGACGACTTAAGTAATTCAACACCAAGGTCATTTGAGATTCTCTTCATGAAGTCCGTAATCGTAGCAACCTCTTCAATGTCACCAACCAAGAACTTTAATTGTAAGCTAAGTGATTGAAGTCCTTTAATGTTCTCAAATCCTTGCTTTAAAGAATCCCAAAACAATTGAACACCTCTACGAGCCAAGTCAAAAAGGATAAGTGTTTTAAAGAATGATGTGAATCTATTATTAGCTTCTTTTATCCCTTTACCACCTTTTCTAATCTCGTTATTAAATCTCTTTTGAGAGTTCGTAGCTTTTTTCGTGGCATTCCCATACCTTTGAGTATTCTTCTCAATTTTAGTAAGAAGCTCACTTTGTTTTTTAAGTTGCTCATTAAGTTGTTTTTTAGAAGTTACGTTTTGGAACTCACCTTTACCTCCCAAACCTTTTTGGGAAATACTAATAATCCGAGCTTCAATGTCCATAAGCTCTTTCTCCAACCTTTCAAGTTGTTTGAAGGCTTTTTCCTGTACGATTAAATCTATTGCTCCTTTTCCCATTTAACTATTATTTTTTTTACTATTTTCTTCTGCAGTCTTTATATATCTTACCCATTTTGCAACGACTGTCTTTTTAACATCGATTACTTTTCCAGATCCGAATACTTCTTCAAGTAATACAACGTCATTGAAGAGGTCATATTCAATTGTTTCGTTATTATCTTTGTCAGGTTCTTCAAATAAATCCCTGTTCTTAGATTTTATGATGCTTATACGGAACTGAATTGTTTGGAGTTTTTTCAATGATTTGGCAGAATCCTTCGGATAATATCCCCAAGCATCAATTTCTTTTGCTAATGCTTTGGAATTTCGATTATCGTAAACAGAAAATAAATGACTGACAATAGCTAACTCTTTTTCTAACTCTAAGACACTAGCTATTATTGTGAAGTCCTTGTTACCGCCTTGATTTAATAAATCTACATACTCTTCATGAATTGAATCCCACAATGCTTTTAGCACTACAGAATCATCAGTATCATATTCATTACCATCGACATGATCAATCCTTAACCAATCTAAGTTATTGGTGTTTAGGATTTCATAAAAGTTTTCTATTGGAAGGTGGTTGCACGATTTATAGAAGTTCGTTTTTGATTTTAACATTTAATGCAGGTGCTATAATACTCCAATTTGCTATCTCAGAGTTTTCGTTTGTTAATCCAAAGATTTCACTTCCTCCATGGAGTTGTAATAATCTTCGCCCTCTTGATGATGTTGTTATGTAAAGTTTGTCTCCTTTCACGTATGCGTAAAAAGAATAATATGAATCACCTGACCAAAATAAGTTGTACCGATCAGATACGCTTTTGTTTTGTCCTTTAGTATCTAAAGGCTCATTTGCATCAAACATGCCTTGAGTGGCAAGTTCATAATGAAAAAGGGATCGACCATTTGAATCAATCCCTTTTTTAAATATTTGATCCTCTCTGTTTAAATCTATTATTCGTATTTCATTTTCAGAAACAACTGCCTTGATAAGCGACTTCACATCGATCTTCCGAACATTATTCAAGAAGTCACTTACGGTTGGCATAACAAACAATCAAAAACAAACAAACAAAATCTTTATATTATACTACAGTTGCACTTGCAGAACCACCGAATAAAATATCAGCGATATTAACAGCATCAGATTCGGCAACAGAATCATTCAATTTAGTCACCAATTCACCTGCAACGATAGTTGCTGTAACTGTGTAATAACCATCACCATCTTCTGCAGTAACCGAAGCTACAGGAACACCATCAAGAGTTGATACGATATCGCCTGTACCCAATCCTAAAATTGGAGTAGCTCCATCACTTGCAAGAACTCTTATTTGGTACTCAGAACCAGCAACAGGAGGCACATCACCACTAGCATCAGCAAATGTGATCTTAGTTGAATTGATACCATCAATTTCAGTTGGAGCAAAGAAGTCTAAAGCAGAAGCTTCGATCCAAGTTAACTTAATAACTTCACCAGGTTGAGTTAATTGAACTTCTAACTCTTTTCCTTCTGACTCAGAACCATTGTTCCAAATTCTAGTTTTAGGTAATACAAGACCTGCAGTAAATCCACCGAATCCACTCATTTTCTCAATACCCAAGAAGTTCCCGGACTTATCTACAACCCATACGTCAAACGCACCAAATGATTGTAACTTCTCAAGAGCCTTTTCATACTCAATACCTTTCTTGTACGTGAACTTAAGTTCAGTCAAGCCTTTTCTCGCTAAAGCGTTAACACCTGTAACAGATGTTTCTTTAACGTCATCTTCATTGATTGGTTCAAACGCGAACGAATCTAACAATGGAATAGCAATTCCTGTTTGGATAAGGTCTAGTAAATATGCCTTATCTAAAACATCTGCAGAAGGTACGTAATATCCTTTTCTGATAAGGATGATACCATCAGGCAGTTGGAATTTGAAAGGGCATCCGAATGAACCAACACCAGCCAAACTTGCATCTCCACACTTTGAGCTTACGCCCATAATAGTTTTTATACTCATTTTTTAATTAAATTTATATCGATTAATACTTCTCTCTCTTTTGACGTTAGGTAAATCCCTGAACCAATTTCATAAAACTTTTCCCTAAATGTAAAGGGTTGTATAGCTTTACAGTACTTCTTTTTTCTTTTACCCATAATTTACTTGCTTAATGCAGTCGTTATTAATGATCAGAGATACGTCAAATTTTAAAGCATCCCAAACATCAGTAGTTTCAGTCTTTGAACCTGTACCGTAATTATAGAACTTCGTAATGTTCCAATCAGTACCATCCAAGGCAACTATATTACTTCTTTCGAAGCTTTTTCTGATATTCTCAAGAGTTGGAAATAAAACATTTTGAAATGTTTCTTTTAACCTCACTTGATTTAATAACGAATTATCAAGTCCGTATGTTGCAATCTTAAATGATAAAGACACCGACACTTCGCTTTTCGAACTGTTGTGCGTTTCCGCAAATCCTGTCTCTAACCAGATCAATGGATAAATCTTTTTCTCTTGCGAGAGGAAGATGTTTAAGTCTTCCGAACTTCCCCAATCGAACACATGCTTAAATGGAGTTGGTACACCTTTAAAGTCAATCTCGATTATTGGTAGATTCTCAAGAACTTCTTTAATTCTTTCTTCTACAACTATCATAATCCGAAACTGTTTTCTTTAGCGAATAACCTTGTGGTTACGCCTGTGTAAACATCTGCATTATCTTGCAAGTATTCGTACATAGAAGTGATATCGTTTAATTGGTTTTGATTGAAATAATCAATACCCGATATATTCTTTCCGTACCATACTTTGACTGAATTACCTTCATCTATATCTCCTTGGTAAATTTTAAGGAATTCATTATGTGCCTCAACAACTGTAGGAATACTTGAATATCCCCTAGAAGCTTTTGAGTTACTTTTTTGAACACCTGCATCTCCCAATTTGGTAGAGAAGTCACTAGCAAATTTGCTAAATATGTAATAAGCAATAAGGCTGTATTTTTGAGTACCCTGAGTGTATCTAAGACCTAACCATTCTTTGTCAACGCTATCAACTGTGTATTCTTTACCATCGGTAAAGTCTTTCCACTTTTGAGTCGCACCTGCTTTCAAATCACCATTCGTTTCGAATTGATCAATGAAGTCTTTGTACTCAGTTAATCCTAATGCGTAAATCATGATCTGTCTCTCGAACTTGGCAATGTATTCTTCCACATCAACAAAGTTACCTCTCCTATCAGTAAGTGGAGTAAGTGAATCCTGGCTATTCGGGATTTTAATATCGCCTTGAAAGTACGAGTTGTTTATGATCATGGTTTATTTTTTTGCTTTAGGAATTGTAATCTTTTTTCTACCCTTTGCTTTTTTAGGAGCAACCTTTTTTGGTGTAGCTTTTGGTTTACTTGGAGCTTTTATTTCGCCCACTACTTCAACCCAACCTTTGGCTAAAAGTTGGTCAACTAAGGAGCTATCTAACTCCTTAGTCCACCCTACTTTTTGTCCAGCTACCTGTTTAAGAAACCTAACGTTTATCATTCAGATTATACTTCTAAAGCGATTAACCTAGCAGCAATATCAGTTACTTGTAAGTAAGCACCAACTTCTGAATTCTTAATTAAAAGAGCTAATCTTTTTCTAGCCTTAAGAGTTTTAAGATCACCTGTGAATTGGTCATCGATATATCCAACTTGGATAGTATACCCTTCAGCACCATCATAAATTCTACCGTAACGAGAATCTCCCATTACAAGAGCATCATCATCAACTCCGTTGTTTTCAATAACAGGAATTCCATCAATAACAAGACCATCACCACTAACGAAAGGAGGCATGATATAGTTGTTATTCGCATCTTTCTTCAACTTGTATTTGTTGATTTCAGTAAGATTCATCATAACGAAATTCGGTCTGAATTTGTTACCTTTACCTTTAACGATAGTTTCAGCCATGATAGGAATCAAGTCATACATAGATGCATCAGTAGTACCTCTATTAGTCACTCCCATTACAGGTGCAGACGTTAAAAGACCTTTGATTTCTGCTCCTGTTCCGATACCACTTAAAAGTTGGTCATCTTCAACTATAGAAACGTTATCACCTAAGAAAGCAACTAATTCTCCATTGAAACGAGCTTGATCAACTGTGAATTCCTCAGATACAGGAATAGAGTCACCAATTTTCTTCAATTTAATTGAGAATTCTTCCCAAGCAGCATCAGATGATGGAAATTGAGCACCTTCAAGAACCATCGCAGCGGCTCTATCAGTAGTACCTTCATCCCAATCGATGTAAGTTACTGTACCTGCATTATCTTTCCCTAAAGTGATGTGTCTGAATAAGTCACTCATTTTAAGATTTCTGAAAGCTAATGGAGATAATTGATTATCTCTAGCAGTAATGGTAGATGTAACTGCACCTGTCAATACTTTGGCAGATACGTTAAATTCGTGCTTCACTTGATCAACCGTAGATGCTTTAACGATTTTCTCGAAGTTAGCCTTGATAACACCTTCTAAAGTTTCACCTTTAGATGCGATACCTTCTTCTTTCAATTTGGTAATTTCCAAACCTAATTCTTCATTCAAGTCTTTAACTGCTTGAATATCAGTCAGCATTGCAGGAAGATCAGCTCCACCTAATGCTTTAGAAACAGCACTTGAAAGGTCTTCACCTTTAACTGCACCTTCTAAACTTAATTTAAAAGCATCCATTCTATCATTGATAGCTTGTGCTTTTTTCTCAGCTTCTGTCATTTTTTTAATTTTTACAGATTAATATTAAATAATAATTCTTCTAATTCAATTTGTTCTTGAAGTGATTTCTCGGCTTCCAACTCAGCGTTAGTCTTTTCGTGAGTGACCTTAGTCGGCTCACTAGCATGTAATACAGGAGTAACGCTATTTGATCCGAACAGTACCAAACTTCCCTCCTTGTAAATCTTAGCTTCGCTTACTCCGAAGAAATAGCCATCAATCGCAACCTCGTCACGATTTGATATCGATTTTATGTGCTTATCATAAAACGCTTTTTCATCTTTATAATCAGGATTTTCACTATTTACCCCTAAGTCCATTTTAACGTACTGCATTCTAATACTATTCTGTGCAGGTAACTTCGATTCGATTGTCTTCCTCGCGTCTTCGTTAGCATAGGTACTTAAAACTTCCTCTTTTACTTTAAATATTAACGCTTGAGTTTGTCCTTCAACATCGTAACCCAAGTCTTTAAATTCAAACATTTTCGTAAGTGGCTCAACATCTTCTGGATACGCGATGATACTGCCAATTTCCAATTTGTGATTAATTGCGTAAAATACTTTACCCTTCTGTTCACCCACACTCTTATCCCATATACCATCGAAATGAACATCTTTATGAGAATCCATGATATTGGTGGTATTAATAACGGGATAAATAAACCCAGGCTGAAAATCATTAGCTTTATTAACGCCTTTACTTTGATCCAAATCTTTTGCATATTCGATTGCTTTAAAATGAACCCCTTCGGAGTTCTTGATTGTTGATGTTTTTAACGAGATAATTTTACCTTTATTGTCAATTAGCTCTTTAAACATCTCTTCTTTTGTGGAAAATTCCTTCCCAAGTACGGCACATTTTATCATTTTATAACACTTTTATCTAAATTAGACATTTTTTCCTTTAACTTATCCCGAAACTTACTTTCAGTATTAGGGTTCTTGATGATTGCATCAAGTCTGTTTGCGAACTTAGTTTTTTCCATGGTTTATAATTTTACGAGCATATCATTAACATCTGCTCTATCTGTTATTATCGGAACAGCCGATCCCTCACTACCTATAACGTTGCCACCTATGATATTATTGAGATTAAACATTTCCCCATTAACATTAACCCAATCTACAAGCGTATCTCCTGAGTTATCTTCAAATCCTTTTAATTTTCCTATAGAGAATTCTTGAACACCTGTCAGTTTTTTAGCGGCTCCTGTAATGTCAGTCATTCTAACACCATCAATATACAAGTGACCTTCTTCGGCTTCGTAATGATATTCAAATCTTATTGTCCTCCATTGGTTTAAAACGCTACCTACAACAGCACCCATTTCTTGGTCAACTTTGTTCGATAAACCGTTTCTCCAATGACTTGATATGTTATTGATAGCTACATAAAAGTCATACGCTAATTGTCCAGATCCGAAGGAAACAAAATCAGCACCTAAAGAAGTCCACTTAACCCTAGTCTCAATGTAGTAATCTTCACCTGCAGTATATGGAGTTACAAAGTTAATTATATCTGTCTGAGCTTGTAAGAATTCAAGACCAACTCTACCGCCACTACTTACAGAAGTAATAGCTTTTATGTTTCTTATTTTTGTTATTTTTCTCATATAGCAACTAACATGTCGTTTACATCTCCCCTATCTGTCGTTATTGTGTGTTGAGTTCCTAAACTACCTACAATCTTACCACCAACAATCTTATTTAATTTAAACATTTCACCATCTGCATCTATCCAATCAATAATCCAATCTCCTGAGTTAAAAGGAACTACACCTATTTTTCCTAGAATAAAATCTATATCCTGTGATGCTATTGAGGTTGCGGCAGTTGTGTCTCGTTCTACACCATCAATAATAATGTAAATTTCTCCAGCTCCATCCCTATATCCTACCTCAATCTCATACCATTCATCTAATGCGAAAATTGGTAATGATGGAGTAACAAATTGAGTAAAAAGACCAGCTTCCATTTTGTTATTTGCTTGATTAACACCAAACCAAAATTTCGGAGAAACATTATCACCCATCGCATAGTAATCCTGACCTAATCCTGTAGCTTTAACTCTAGTTTTTATATAAAAGTCATTACCATTAATGTAGGGTATTGGCATGTCAACTTTATCGGTATTAGCTTGTAAAAACTCCATACCGTAGTTAACAGACGAACCTCCAACTGAAGTTATCTTACCGATTTTCCCTATTTGCCTTATTTTTCTCACTATTTTGTAATAGCTAGATCACCAACACCTCTTTTTGTTTTAACATACACATCTTCGTCACCGAAAGTTGCAGGTGTGATTCCATCTAAAGGTCTTAACAAGAATCCTTTATCTGCATCATCAGGTGCAGTATCAGAGATTATAGCTACTAAAACTCCGTTGCTAATGTTCTGAATTGCATTCCACAAACCTAAAGAACCTACTAATGCGTAAGATTCGGTTGCTGTAATAATTACTGTAGTCATAATATTTCCTTTTTATTTAATTTACATTTTTTCTTTCCACATTTCGTATTCAGCAAGACCTTGAGCTGGTGTCATAATACCAACATCAACAAACATCTTGATACCTGCCATAATATTTCTAGCAGAGGCAACTTTTGACTTCTCATTCTCACGCATCATTGGTAAATGATTCATCGATGCAGTCAATTTAGTACCGTATCTTAAGTTGATAGTCTTACAAAAGTCATTCAACTCAGTTTGAATCTTAGACTGTACGAAATGTATAACAGCCTTAGATTGATTTTCAAATGTAGAACTTGATCCATTTACAGAGAATAACTCAGGTGGAATACCTAAAGCTCCGATAATGATCATCGCATCAGCAATTACTGACTCATCAAGACCTAATTCCTTTAATTTTATGTGAAGTGACTGCCATTCTAGTGCGGAATTCGTAATAATTGTTCTCTTTTTACCTATTCCTACACCATAATCAACCGACATTTTCTTATCAATATCGTCCTTTTCACCTTTTTTCATTGGTACTTTAGCAAGATTACCTGTTGTTTTATTGGTAATCATGTCCTTACCATTCGAATCGATAACGATGTTTTTGGCCGCGAACGCTTTTTCTACATTCGTTAATGGCATTTTAAGTGCATCAATTCTACTTGGTGCAGTAAACATGTTGTTATCTAAACCGTTGGCAAGATCATATAATGGCAATACATTACCAATCGGGATCGCCAAGTTTTGTTCAGTTTTATCGTACAAGAATTTTTGAGACAATGTAGCAACAACCTCCGCTTTAGTAATTAAGATTTTAGTTTTGAAATGTTCATCAAACTCAATCAAGTTAGGCTTCAAGTTATACATCATCTTTACCCTAGAAATGTTATTCTTGTCATTTCCAATTGTAATTGGGTGCATGTAGTTAAAACCACAACTATACTTGTACCAGATCAGTTGCTTCAAATAATCATCCCTTGTTTGGTAAGGATTTGGTTTCTGCAGTAAGTCAAGGATAGGAGTTCCTTCCTCTTCTGTTTCACCATCGAAGAATTTTGCACTAGCGAAGTAGTCGGCAATTAGTTGAATCCCTGGCATGAGGATAGGGTTTCTAGTTGCGACATTTATCTTGTCATTTAAGTCGTTCCATTGGGCGTTTCCCTGACCTGCAGTATAATAAAACGTTTGCCCTGAAGTACCTCTAACGAAATTATAAGCTTGGTTCAACGCTTTATTTAAGGTTTTCTCAATTATATTCATTTAATATTCTTTTAAATCGTCATAAATTATTCTCAATCCTGTCAGACTATCCGCAGCATCATCCCATTCGTTTATGGTTTTATCCTTATTGTACTTAAAGAATTGACGTAATCCTTGGTCGTACATTGATCCAAATTCAACATCGTTTCTGAATACAATAGTAAGTCTTAGACCACCTGCATTCGAAAGTATTCTAGTATGCTTATCACCTGTTTGATTAATAAATCCAACAATGCAATGTTCGGGAATTCTGTCATCAACTTCTGATGCAAAAATACTACCCATGCCATTCGATTCAATTCCTGTATACTCCAAATTGTGGTGAGTAATCATCTCAGCACAAGCGTTTATAGTTGTCTTACTAGAATCTTGTGTAAAAAACCAATCAACGATATACAAGAAATGACCGATCTGATATCCTACAGGGAATGACAAATAATCAGTACCCTTG